AGAATCCACATCCTCCGAATACGTCAGCAAATTATGCGGACGCCACTTCAGCATGCCATCTGAATCCACCATCGTGGCGTTGGACGAAGCGCTGTGCGTGATGCTGTCAGAGAAGGTAGACCGTCGCGAGTTGACAAAATACTTATCCGCGTCGAAGTCAAAAACAAGATCTGGTTTGATGCCCAGCACAGCATAGATCGCCAGAGGCGAGACCGATCCCGCCCCTGTGAGAGACATATTCAAGCCAATCCGCATAGGTCACCTTTAGTAAAGCGCAACAATGCTCGTTGCAGTAGTGCCCGTAGAATACACACGTTTGACTTGGACAGGGAGAATAGACCCCGCCAGAACATTCGTAAACGTGAGAGTGGTTCCGAGAGCCATGTCGACTTTAATGTTCCCGGCAACTCCTACGAACAAGGACCGAGTGGGCCTGATGTCCACGGAGTCTGAGGGGGTCACCGCTGCCGCGTCATAAGCAGACACCGTGGCGTCTGCTGTACGGTATGATGGGGTTCCAGCCATTTGCTATGCGCCCCCGATTAACCCGCGGAAACGTTAAGCACGCCGGAGTTGTTCCAGAGTTGACCCGCGTTGGTGGGGTTAGACGTTGGAAGCGCGCTAAGAATAACAGTGCCGGAGGCGGTCAAGTCTGTAATGGTGGTGGCCGCGCCGAAAGTGGCAGTGGTGGTCACTGTGCCAGTGGTCGCGTTTTTGGTGACGGTCTGAAAGCCGTTCTCGGAACGAACGGGTCCATTGAATGTCGTGTTTGCCATGTCGATCTCCTGTCGTGGCAGGTGTCAGCGAGAGTCGCTGTCAGGGATGCCACATCGTACAAGAGCTTTGAACAAAAAGAAAGGGGCGACCGAAGCCGCCCCTTCCAGTAAATGACGATCGATTGATCGACTAGGCTCCCGGAGAAGCGAAGATGGCACGGGGGTCACTAAAGCCGAAGCTGTAGCGTTCACGCGCCTTGAAGCGCATGTTGCCCGTGTCGAAGTCGTCTTCCATGCCTGTCGACATTTTGACGCGCTCGAAGTGAACAAAGCCGCGCGGTGCGTCCGTCTTCACAAACCACGCATCCGGGTCCGTGAGGAAGTCGTTTACCGCATAGCCCTCAGGCAGCATGCCCATGGACTTCAGCGCATTCACGTCGTTGTCGGCGGTACCAACGCGGAGGTTCGAAACCATCAGGCGCTCGGCTACAAACTGCAGCTGACGCGGGATGACGAGTTTCGTGCCGCGAAGGGCGACCTTGAGACCACGCTCGTCAACGAATCCGGCGATGGAGATGAGCGCATCTTCCAACGAGGTTTCGTTGAGGTCCGACGCAACGGTCGGACGGTTCGAGAACGTGCCACCAGACAGGAGGGGGTGGTCGGTCGCGGCCAAGGCCTTACCGTCACCGCCAGCAGACGCACCAGCCGTGAACGCGTTGTTCAAGACTGCAGCGGCTTTGACCTGCTTGGAGTGAGCCATCGAACGTGCGAGGGCTTTCGTGTAGCGACTGCCGAGGCGGTCGTACAGATTGTCCTCAACGGCTTCCTCGGTGATCGAGAAGGCCAGTGCAATGGTCTCGTGGTTGTACCGGGCGGTATATGCCTCGTTCGCTTCATCGAACGAGATTCCAGAACCTTCCGACTTGGTCGGCGCTGCACCAAACCCACCGAGCATCACCTCTTCTTCGAACGCGCGGTCCGAAGCTTCAGTGGTGTAAATCTCGGAATGCTGGTTTTCGTACCGGCCATATTCCATCCCAAACAGGGCGTTGAGGCCCGGTTCGAGTTCTTTCGCAAGCTGTGCGCGCGAGATTGCCATCAGTCAGCCCTCCTTACACGCCGGTCGTCGAAACGGTACCGCCAGCGATGGCGCCGTTCGGCGAGTTGAAGTGGTTGTTCAAGCGAACAAGCACAGGGATACCAGCAGCGGCGAAATCGGCGTTATCAGGGTCCTGTTGGATACCCATGACGCGCAGGTTCAGCGTGTTGGTGGTTGCGATTGTGCTGACAGCCAAACGGCCCGCCGACAAACCAGTGGTGTCATCACCCGTGGTTGCGGTCGAGAAGTTTGCGTTTGCGAAGACATGCGCGCGAGCGGTAGCCTCGTCAGTCAGCGTAGCGTCCGAGGCAATCACAAAGACCTGCATCGGATCGTCATAGACGAACGCCTTAATCGGATAGGTCGAGTCTGCACCCGATCCCGGCCATGTGTTCGACCAGACTGTTTTGCCGGTGCTGGACGACACGTATTCGCAGCCCCAGAACACGCCAAGAAGACCCACGGTGCCGCCAGCTGCTGCGCCAACGATGTCAATGACACCGGCGGCGAGAGGCTTAACGGGCGAACCCTGATACATCTTGTTCGTGTTGCCAGACGCAATGCGATACTCGGTCAGACCACCGGTGTTTCCGTTCTGACCCACCGTCCCTACGGGACGAAGACCGAACGAACCATTGGTGTTAGCCATGGTATAGCTCCATCAGTTTACTCGGAACCGCTATCGCGGCCTCCGAAAGTGACACGACTCTGCCGATCACGATGAATCGGCATCGAAGGATGTGCATCCTTCATTAGGTCCTGATCGACTGACTGCATTTGTTCGCGGGTCCGGGTCCCGTAATACACGGCTCTTTCGTTTACAGTCTCGTCAGGCATTCGGCACAGCATCAATCCGCCAGTGCCGATAATTCCTTTGTGGCGTCCTTCCTCGATGGTCGCAGCGTTGAAGTCGGGGTATTCATCGGCACGTACAGGTTCCCAACCTTCTTGCATTCTAGAGAATGCGTTGGTTTTGTCCTCTACGTCCCGCATGGCAATCCGAATCCAGCGATGTACATACCCCTCAGGAGGAGGCGGTGCTTTAAGCAGGCTGGGCGGAGCCCAAGGTTTCCTGCGCGCGCTATCTTCACGCGTTTTGTTGGAGCGGGGGGTTCTTTTTGTTTCCACCATCTGGATCAGTCCTTCACGTATTTCGCGTATTCCTCGAGAGGAACGTTAAGCTTATTGGCGATAGCGATCTGAGAAGGTGTTAACTTCACGCTCCGACGCCCCTGTGTTGTAGTGCGGGATGCAGAGGAACTCGCAGAAGCGACCCGAGCCCCACCCGTTTTACGGTCAGCCTTGAACTTGTTTGGAAACTCAGCCCTCATCCGACGATCCACCTCAGTATAGTACTCTTCGCTCTGCGGGTCAAAGCCTTCGTCTTCAACCAGTTTGCGATGAACGCCAAACGCGGCATACGTCATAACTTCGTCCTGACCAAACCACGCATTCTTCTCCGCCCACGTCTGCGCTTTTGGGTCAACAGCTGGAGGTGCTTGCTGCACCTGTGGCGAAGGCTGCATTTGCGGCGGAGGCGACTGACGACGCTGCAGTTCGGCACGCTCCTCTTGCCGAGCCGCACGGGACTTCGCAACGTTGTACCGATCCTGATCCGCGACCGCGCGGGACAAAGCCTCTTGAGCGGTAACAATTCTGTCGGTGTCCCCACTCTCGTGAGCATCCTTGTACATCTGACGGGCAGCGGCAACCTGCGCCTCGGCTCGTGCTCCGTACTGATCGAGATACCCTGTGTCGAGTTGGTTGACCCGACCCCGCAGCTTCAAGTTCTCATCGCGGAGCTCTTCCGCAATGCGCACAGCCTCCCGGCGCTCCCGCTCTTCGGTGCGGTACTTTTCCGTCAGCTTGTTGATTCGTGTTTTGACGCCCTTGCTGTAGTCCTGAAGCTCAGACTCTTTCGCGGCATCAGTCGGTCCCGAGTCGTCGGTAGAAGGCTGCAAGTCCTCTTCCTGAGTACCGCCTTCGGGCGCGTCAATCTCGACCTCTTGGCCGACCTCTTGGTTTTCTGTGTCCATTTTAGGCTCCTCAGATATGCTTGATGTCATCAGGGTCCAGAATCGTCGCAATGACTTCGTCGTCATTGATAAGACGAACCTCGCCACCGTCGATCTTGAACCGAGACCCGGAGTATCGACCGATGCAAACCCAATCTCCGGCCTTGCACCACGGTTCTCCTACCCCGAACTTGTCTGGGTCTTCGTAAGCCAAGGGGCCAACCTTCAAGACGTACGCAACCACCGTCGCCAAGGCCTCTCGATCGCGGACTTCGTCCGGGATGTGGAGACCCGCCGCGGTCTTCGTTTTGCCCTGATATGGCATGACCAAAACACGCCAGCCAGTAGGATCAGGCATGCGGTCTAGCAGAGGTGTATCGAGGAGCGCGGGGTCTAAAACCCGCTGGTCTTCTGAAACGTAGGCTTTTTCGAGTCCCGCGGGCGCTTTATTTTTTGCCCTGTCTTCGGCCTCGATTTTCTCAGCGACATGTTCAGGTAGTATCAAACTCGCCATCGTCGGTATGGTTCTCCAGCAGGGACTTGATCTCGTTCCGAATGAAGGAGAGTCCCCGAACCTCCCCCACCAGTGATTGGTACTGCTCCCAATCTTTTGCCGAGCCTGAGGACAACAAACTACTAATGTCTTGCTCGCGCTCTGCGATCAACTTGTACATATGTCGCGCAAAACTTACAACATCCATCAGAAGGTCTCCCGGAAGTCTTCCTGCTCAAGCGACGTAATGGGGCCTCCTTTGACCCAATCATCGCAGACATGATCCGACGTGCAGACAAACTTGTATATCTGGCAGTAACCCAGATCGCCGGAGTCGTCTTTAAGACAGTCTAGAATTTCAGATGTTTGATTATACGCGCCGCAGTTCCCGCAAAGCTCGGCAGAGCTCTCGGGAGGGTCGCGGTAGTCCGCGTCCTCGACAGCGCCTTGCTTGTTCTTTGCATTCACGGCCGAGTCCTGTGTCGGGACGGGGCATGAGGACCCTGTCTCGTACTCGTCAACAGGGATTTCTTTGGTCCCCGTTAACGTGATTGTGATGCTGACCATTACTGCGTCCTCCGCATATTCGCCATGGCGACTCGTTGCTGAACATCGATCCGCTCTCTGTTCACAGCGTTTCGATCCTCTGCAATCTCCTCTTGGAGCTCAAGACGAGCGGCCTCTCCCGCGGCCTTTTGCTGGAGTTTTTCTCTGTCCAACTCAATCCTCTGCATGTCCGCCATGGCGTCCTGCGCCAGCTTCTGAGCGTTCAGTTGAAGCTCCTGATTCCGTATTTGAACCAGCGGATCGGCGTTAGGATCGGGTGGCGGAGGAACCATCTGAGACATCACCTGCTCGAGCAGTTGCGCCTCAACAGTGGAGATGTACCCCTCCAGTTCTGTGGGGTCCGACATCTGTTGCTGAATCATCAACAACTGTTGCTGCGCGGCAGGGCCGGGGACGGCCCCCTGCCTCGCCACCTGCTGAAGGTCTTGCATGATTCGCTGGGCCTCTCGCATCACTTGCTCGCGAGCAAGTAGCGCTACGTGCTGTTGAGTGTGCGCATAGAACAGAGCCGTCACCTGC